TGACGCCACCGAGAGTATAGACCCCTGTGTCCTTCAAATAAAAGAAGTCGGGTGTATCTATTGAATCTACGATTGGTGAAAGGGCATCCAAACGATTGCGGTTATTCAGATTCATATCGTGATTACCGGCAATAAGAATCACAGGTGCAATATCGGCAAGGTTGACAAGGAAGTTTCTCGTCATTACGATAAGTTCAGGAGACATATCTGTTTTTGCGTGAACAATATCTCCTGCAAGATAAATGATTGTGTTCTTATCTTGTTGAACTTGTTCTTTACAATAATCATATACCCGATTGAATACTGACTCGTATTCATCGTGTCTCTTGAAATTACGAATATGAACGTCAGCAATATGAATGACGTTATCTACTTTGTTTACTCTGTTTGAAATGAGTGTTTGTTGTATCACACTAATATCCTTTCTTTCATCAAATCAAATCCATCTACCGATGGTAATGTTTCAATATACTCAGAAAATCTCTGAAATCCAAATTCATTGATGTCTTTATCTGGAAGTTTTACCATGCTTGTTTTGATTCCGTTGGAAATCAACCACTCACAAATCTTTATGGAGTCCTTCATTGCATCATTATCAAGGGCAACAATAACCTTTGGTGGTTTACGAATCAGTATCTTTTCTTTTAGAAGAGGTTGGACAATTTTACCGAATAGTGGTATGGCATTGAAACGGGCAGAAATGGCATCAAACACACCTTCAACAAGTGTGATTGGTTCTTTCCAATTTATGAGAGATTCAAATCCAACAACGTCTTTACTTACAGGTGGATTTTTATACTTTGCGTTTACATCTTCAAAAATAGTTCGAGAAACAAAGAAGTTTAGGTTTAGATTATCGTCATATGATGGGACGATAATTCTACCACCATAAATACCATTCGGACAATAACCGATGTTGTATCTGAAAATATCTGTTGGAAGAATACCACGAGATTTTAGGTAAGATACCGCTTGTTTTATTTGCATTGCAATTGTGATGTCTCGTATAGAACCAAAGTCCGTAAGACGGATAAACTCCGGTGGTAATCTCAACTCCTCGTCTTTATCGTCTGTATTGACGAATGTGTGGAGTGCCTTTGTTTTGAGGATTCTATTGAGGGACTCGTAGTGTTGGCGGTCTACTCGTAGACGTTTGAACAGGGATTGTATTGTTCTACCCTTTTCGTTGGAAACCCAACAATGCCAAAAGTTTTGGTTTTTAGAGTTAGATGAAACATCTATCTCCAACTTTGGTTTGTAGTGGGAAACGAATGGGGAAAAGAAAGAATAGTTGTTGCCGGAGGTCTTCTTTCCTTTACCTAAAACTTGTTCTAACAAATGTAATAAGTCGTAGTTTATCATAGTAAAACCAATATACGACTATTTGTGGAGATTTACAAAGGATTATTTTTGATGTGCAAAATCCCAAAGATTTTTTAGTTCATCAGATGAATGTGGAACTATATCTTCCAACTCACGTTCCTTTCTCTTTACAGAAGTTATCGAATACGTCTTTATTACTTTTACCTTACCAACTTCATTTTGTGGTAGAAATATCTCATTTCCAAATCCACGAGAAACCTGTTTCAAAAATTTTGGATCTACTTGTGATAAGTCTAACAAAGCGGCGAACCCTCTACCCGTCTTTTTATAGTTGTCCAACCAGTTTTCTACATCACTAGTAATCATCAATCCCTTCGTTCCACCCTCACCACTACCCATAGAACTCATGTCTCGTGGCGAATAATCAGAAGAGGGTTTGAAATCAGATGAATCGGTTATATGCCAATAATACCCGTGGCCTATATCTACACTGAAGAATTTTTCGAATGAATCATAGTCGTTGAATTTCTTGGCGTGTGCAACCAGTACATTCAGAGGAAATCTGTTGTAATTTTTTTGAGTTGCCTCGTTCAATATGTCTTTGAGTTTTATCATAGGAGATTTACAAACGATAATCTTCGAGATTCAATTTCTTCTTACCAACCACACGAATTCCTGTTGGTGATTTCAATGTAAATTCTTCTTCTTGTGGAAATTGTAATCTATTTCTCATAGTTTCTTCAAAGTCCAAATTTGAGAGTGGAACTTTACAAGTTAGTAGCCAAAGTTCTGAATTTGGGTCGTCATAATCTATTTCATCAAAAATACCGATGTCTTCTAACCATTCATCTGATATTACATCCGGTTTTGCAAAGAAATGTTCACCTATTTCATCTTCATTTATCTTTTGACCATCTTGTATTAGAAGAACTCTGTATAATGTCATTTCACTTGGTATGTTTTTGAATCCTTCAGGAAAAGGTGTTTCCTTTATCCATTCAATATATTCCAAGGCATCTTCTTCTGAATTGAATCCCTCGTAATAATCAAACATACCGAGTATTTCTTCTGGAGTTTTTTTTAGAATATCCAACCCAATGGATTCATTCAATATGTCTTTGAGTTTTATCATATCAATAAATATAATCAATCAAACACATTCATTTAACCATTCTTGTGGAATTTCTTTCTTTGACCACAACCAACCTCGTTTCTCACAGAATTGGGCATATGTTGTTTTACTTCCCTTATAGAGTTTTGCATTTGGATTCTGAAAAACAAACCTGATGTCTATACTTGGATATTGGTTGAATATCAGTTCCATCTTTTCTCGGTCGTCCTTTACCCACCTACCCTTAGTTTCGATATACATAGTTTCACCACTTTTCTTTTGTAGAACAAAGTCGGGTGTGTAGGTGTGATTTGTAGCGGGTTTAATATACGAAAGTTTTTCTATCTCATACCCGAATTTTTTATTCGAGGTTTTAAGGGATTCATTTATGGTGTCTTCAAGACCCGATTTAAATCCATGTTTTATCGCAACCTGATTTCTTTTCATATTATACGTCAAATCTAATTATAATGTTCATATCTACGTCATCTCTTTTTTCAAGTGGGGATGAGAGTTTTGCAACAGCAACAAGGTCTCTAGTTTCATTGTATAAACCAATAGTTGTTATGTATGGATTAAAGAAAGAACTTGTTGTATAATCTTCCACTCGAACTGCATAAGGATCTTTATCTTTGTAAACACTTGGATTTATAGTAAAGTTGAATTCTGATTTTCTTATTTTACAAGTTATTTCGTGTTCATAAAATGTTGTTGTACTTCGGAAAGAACCACTAAATCCGTAATCCGTTCCATTATAATCGAAGTTACCTGTCTGACCCAAAAGCGCATTTGCATATTTTGGTCTTGGGTCTGATACTACTGCAATACCACTCTTATAGAAGATATTTCCTATTCTCGATGTTTGATAAGCATACCCATTTCCGAAACTATTATCAGCAAGATATTGTATTTCCGTTGATGTTAAACCTTTGCGATAAACTCGTATTTCATCCAACGAACCAGAAAATATACCATTAGAAGTTCCATTTGAACCGATAAAGAAATTATTATCGTTATTTACATTTCCAATTAAGTTTAATGAACTTGAAGTATTCAATGTACCATCAACCCATATCTGATAACTACTACCAGTTTTTTGACAAACTACATGATGCCAACTTCCTGTTGATAAAGTAGATGATTGAATTTCTTTTGTTTGTAATCCAGAACTTTGTTTAAATGTAATAGTGAATGGATTTCCAGCTGTTCTATTGTTTAGTGTAATATCAAACGGATATTGTGCAGATGGTTTTTCTTCGTATTTATTTCCAACATTTCTTCCAGTTTTTAGAACATACTTTGTATCACCATCGATTGAATTATTTTTGTTGAATAAATAATTGTATGTGTAAACTTCACTTGATTGGGTTGGTGGTATGTTTATCCAAAAACTAAATGCAAAATCATTTTTGTTTGAAAAATTAAAGTTGGATGAATCTCTTACATCAAGATACGACCCATTAAATGCTGCACAAACACCACTCGATTGTAGTGTATCGGTTGTTGGAATACCAGGAAGATAATTTATGTTTTTTGGATTTACAACTTCAACGTTATTTTGATAATCCGACGTGTCTATTACATAACTTAAAGGTTTATTTCTAAAACTATATTCTCTATATTTTTCATTGAATCCAACACACATCGATAAATACATCGGGTCAATGAAATTAGATTCATTAAATGAAGCATCTTTTAAGTTACCCTTTGCATCATCATATATCTTATAGTTTAATGATGCAGTTGTTTGATTTATGTTTGTCAATGTAAAAGAACCTCTACGAATTCCTTCACCGAACACACCTTGTGGTGCAACAAACATAGACGAAGATTCTGCAAGATAGAGAACTCTATCGAATTCAGTTAATATAGTTGGCTCTTCATCTTTTGAATGGTCAGTATAAAAATTGTGATCTAAATAATACCACAACATTTTAGGATCCATACTTTGTGTAGTAAAAACACGTTGGTATAACGATGAAGATATATTTGCAATACCACCGAAGTACAAGTGATTTTCAGGATAAAGTGCTCTATAAACCTCAATCCCGTAATTTTTGAAATAATTACGGTCAGTTGTATCTGTTGTTACTTCCCATAATTTATAAACTTCAAAAGGACGAACTGTGTAGTCTCCTCTTTTTAGTTTTTTCCAAACTATACTTAAATTATTTCCAAACTGAAATGACATATTAGTTCAACCTTAGCCTTACTTGAAAAATATATTCTGTTCCTTCATTTTTAAGAACAGGTTTGGGAAGTTTTCCAACCGCTATTAATTCTTTATTTCTATTGTATAAGCCAATCGAGGTTATGTAAGAATTTGGTTCTCTTTTAAACATAAGATTTTTTATCTCGTTTGTACTACCCGTTGTATATGTATAATTATTCGAGTGATTAAACTCGTAGTAATTTGCACGGCAGAAATATGTTTCAGACAAATGTTCTTCAGTAGAACGAGCAAAAAATGAACCTGTATTTGTTCTTACCGCATTAGTTGCAGATGATCCACTAATAGATACAAACAATTTGTATATGTTATCGCCATCAATAGATGCGGTAACTGTGTTAAAAGAACAAGATTGGTCGAGTACAACACCGTCTAATATAATCAATCCCATCTTTGGAAAGACAACACCCCAAGCATCATCTTCAGAATTACCATAAACACCATCTAATAAAGAACCAGATGTTATGTAGTAATAATCTTGTATTCCTTCTGTGTTTGTTACAGCCTCTGTTGTATCTAAACTATCATCCACAAGTGTATAAAAAATACTTGAAGATTGGTTAGATGAAAAATTACTTCCTGTATTGTATAATTGATTTGAACTACCAGAAAGTGGCGATAAACATAATTCAAAGTTACCGGGATCTAATCTATCTTTAAATAAATCTTGATCAATTTGTATCACATAAAAGTAATCACCATTCTTATTATTTTTAAATGTAAATTTACCAGTATTTCTACCGAAACATTCTACCAAATGTTTTCTATACATTGTTTTTGCAGGAAACAAATCTTGTTCGTTTTCAATATATTTTGAACCTGAACCATTTATATGGCAGTATGATATATCGAATTGATGATATGAATCAGCAGTTCCATACTCTTTATTGTAAACAGAAAGATAATACTTTTTATTTTTATTAGTGGATGAACCAGTAAAAAATGTTGTTAATTTTTCACCGTCACACTTAAATAAACCCTTTGTATTGTAATCAAGAATAGGAACAGAGTAATCTGATACTCTTGATAGTTTTTTAAATGTGTATATTTGATCTTCGTCTTCGGTTAAATCGTCTATTATTTGATCTATAAATTCATCAAATGTATCTAATTCATCTTGTATTTCTGCTTGAAATGTATCATCTATTGGAACATTAGTAATTACTGTTTTTGGTAATTTTGTTTGGTCAATAGAAAATTCAATAACACCATTGTTGTTTGTTATAACAATTGCATCTGATGGTGGATAGCCATTATCTTTTTGAAAATCCAAATATCTTTGTAGTAATTCGAGTAGTTTAATATTTGGCAATATGTTTACTGTATTAATCGTTATCATAATGTATCACCAAGTATTATCCCACCATCTTCTGCTATAGTAATTCTATTTTCCATAGGTATTGGTGTATCTGGACCACCCATATATGTTTCATGTAAAGATTTTATAGCATTTTTTATGGATTCACTTAATCTTTTATATTCTTCATCACCCTCCGCCTGCGAAATATAAAACTGTTCGGGTGAATTTGAAATAAGTTTTACAAATTCAGTTGCAGCGTCTGTTTCGGCAACCATTGGTAAAACGTCCTCATGTATATCATTGTAATATGATGGTTTTGGAAAAGGAACTCTTTTTAAGATTTCAATAATTCGTTCATTGAAAGGACGTGGATCACCTATTGGTGGTTTAAAACCACTAAAATCTATAATAGGTGGAACTCCTGTTGCTCTTTGTGGTTTTCGTTGGTTAATATATTCCAACGGATTAGCATTAACAGGAGGATCAAATATAGTTTCTTGTGATTGTACAGTTTGAAAATAAGATTTAAGTAAATCCAATTCTTCAAATGAAACAAGAAAAACATATTTCGTTACATATTGTATATCAGAAGAACCAAGATAATATGTTGCTACTGTATTTCCATTATCATCTTTTTCTACTCTAAATGAACCCCAATCATTTGCATTTTGAATCGGTATTAAAGTATCTTCACCACGAGTATTCTGATAATATACAACAGTTAATCCACTTAAATAATCGGCAGCAACTTTTGTTGTAGTAGCTATTTGGTTTATTTCTCGTTGATTAAGACGTTTTATGTTGTAACTATTTTTATTACCATCAAAAAATGAAGGTAATTGTTTATTAAACGTATTTAAGTCTATATCATCTTTATTAGTAAAATAAACAGCAACAGGAGGAGTTTGTCCTGATGGTGGACCGTCTGGATCCCATCCACCCTGTTCAATAGTATTTGGTATGTTTACAACTTGTATAGTTCTACCAACTATTTTTGGTGGAGTAGTTTCACCAAGCCAAATTGAACCAATATACCCGATTTCTCTAACAT